CTTTTAGAAAACTCAGATGTTGTACGTGCTTCAACTAAAGCATCACCTCTATAACCTAGTAAACTTGCTAACACTGCATCTTTGAGAACAGGATCATCTATGCCTTTTATACCTGCAATAACATCATCTAAGATTTCATCAGGTAACAGCCCATCAATAAGTTTTTTACTACCTTTCTCTCCAACAGCTTGTATGGCTTTAATACCATCTTTTGTAACTACGTCAAAAGTTTTTGTTAAAGGACCAAATGTAGTAGAAACGGCTGTTACATCAACAAATTTTGCTTTTTGATTAACAAATGAATCATCTAAATTTACACCATTTTTTACTAATGATCCTGCTTGAGAAGCAAGTTTTGTTATACCTGCACCCCCTGTTTTACCAGTTTTAAAAGTTTCATTAAAAATAGAAGCAAACTCTTTTGTTTCTGGTATCTCATCAGTTGCTAAAAACGGATCTGCTTTAACTCCTTTTCTATACATCTGTGCTATGAATAAATTACGCACAGAAGGATTTCCAGCTTGTATATCTGCAACAACTGTCTTACGATCTGGAATTGTTCCGTCAGGAAATAATAACCGTTGTAATTTAAGAAACGATGTTACCTTTGCTTTTTCAAATGTAGGTATTTTTTCTGCCATTAGTATCCAAACGTGCTATTCATTGGTTGATATGTTTGTTCTTTTATGTGTTGTAAACTTTTATGTATTGATGCATGACCACTCATTCTTGTCATAACGAGATAACGCAGGGCATCATATGCATGATCCTCTGCTTTTGTGTCAACATCTTCTGAATTACTTTTAGACAACGGTATCCCTGCTAGTTGTCGAATAGTGTTGTTACATGTATTAAATATACGGATTCTTGGTAACTTTGTCAATGGGTTATCTGCAAGTCGTCTATGTATTTCCATTTTACCCTGCAACCTGTTTCTATCCGAAGGTGTCCAACGCACTCCTAAACGCATCATAGTCTCTGCAATCGAAGGACCAAAGCCTGTTTTGTTCCAACACGATGAGTCAAGAACTGTGTAATGTGGTTTCGGATCAAGTTGTTCTAGTTCCGATATTCTATCGGCTAATTGTTCTGCCGTGTGTTGTTTTACGTAGAGTTCTCGATAGATCCATATATTGTTATCCCAATCTATTGCCCCCCACAAGACACATGATGGACTTGCGTATCCATAGTCTGCTGCACGTATTCTGGGCCAGTTAGTTGGCATTTCAAATGGATCAACAACGTGCTTTACTTTTGAGAACTCTGGGAAGGCGGCTCCCTCTGCCACATCCCAATCCCCTTCAAGAAGTCTCTTCCGTTCAACTTCTGGGAGCGATCTGAGCATGGCTTCGTATCGACCATCTTGCATCAGATAGGGATTATCAGTCAACCGTGCTGGAATAAATTTACGGTAGAACAACGGTTGCCTTGCTTTCTCGTGACCCTCTGGATATAGTAATTGTCTGTTTGTTTCTATATCCGTAGCTGGGAAAGCTTCATTTGAAGGATGTGGATCAACATACATCTTCTTAATCCACCATCCCCCAACTCCTCCGGGGTTTCCAGTACAACGCATAGACATATAGGGTCTTAGCTCATCATCTGTTGTACGCAGTCTGGAACGTAGGTAATCCCACACATATGGTGTAGGGTATTGTGTTATCTCATCAATTCCAATCCAGTTAAAAGCCTGTCCTTGAAATCGTGTAACATCTTTATCTCTATCCAGATATGTAAACCACATCGTTGCCCCTGATGGGAACACCCATGTAGATTTTGATTCTCTGAATGTTGCTTTTGGAAAAGCCTTTGTGTATAACTGTCTTGACTTGTCAATCAGTTCTGTCAGTTCATCAAGAGTTCTTCTTAGGAGAAGACCACGATGATTAGGGTTATGACAATAACGGAGAGGATCAACAAGCAAAGCGAAAGACTTGCCCCCTCCTGCAGCCCCACCGTATAACACATCTTCTTCAGAGGAAGATAGAAATTCTTCTTGAGGACCATTGTTAGGTCTGAATATAACTTCCTGATCTTCGACCAGATCAGATACAGGTTGTAACGAATTGAGTTCATCACCCAAGTCCACAACTTTTGAAGTTCCGTTAGTAAGGTTCTTTGCAGTGTTTTCAATACGTTTCGCATTTTGTCTGTGTTTCTGTACTTTCTTTGCCGCCTT